TGAACAACTACCTTCCTGCATACCTTTAATTTCATTGCCGCAGCAAGAACATTCTTTACCAATTTCTTCAACCTTATGTTCTCCGCCACAATGTTCGCAAGATTCGTCACAACCGCAAGAAGCTACCAATTCTTCTTTTTTAACTTCTTTGCTGTTTGGTACTCCAAGAATCTCTACAATTGATTTTCTAATAGGTGTTGTTGATTCTTCAACTTCCTCTTGTGATTTGCCATCACCTGTACCTCTATCAGGCAATGTTTGTGATACACGTTTCTTATACGCTTTATCGTAATTTACATCGCCTTTTTGGTCAGCAGGCCTTGCTGCTTCTCCTTTGCCAGGAATCTCACCTGTGAAGACATGGTCAGGAGCAACAGGATGTTTGATTAACTCAATCGTATGTTGATCCTTAAAGCGTCTTTCTTCAGGTGCCTTTGGTTGGGCAACTTCTGAAACTAGATCTTTAAAATTTTTCATGTTTAGTCCCTAATTTAATTTCTATATTACCTTTATTTATATTATTAAAACGGTTCGTCCTCTTGATGACCGCCTGCTTCCTTTTCAGCCGCAATTTCATCTTCCATTTCTTGTTGTTCTTCTTCAGTCATTTGAAGAATATTTTTCGTAATCCACTGATGAGAGAAATACTTACCAGTGTATTCTGAAACATCTCTAAGAGTATTCAATCTTTCTCTTAGAATTTCAGCTTCTTTTAATTCTTCAAAATAATTATCTTTAACAAAGTCATAACGAATATCATTTCTAATTTCTGCGAACTCTTCAGGTGTTAATATACCTTTGAGTATCAATTGCTTCTCTAATACCATATTAAATATCCATGAGAAGCGAGAACGAATTCTCCTAATAAATTTACCAAACTTTAGTTCATCACGAGTAATCTCAGATGTTCTACCAAAGGTTGCCATAGCTTCTGGTTCTAAACGGCTTAAAGGTACCTTCAACGCCTTGTATAATTTACGTTGAAAATACTCTAAGTTTTCGTTACCACTCAATCCTGGTGCATTACCTCCTGCGAGGGTATCAACTTCAGTTGATCTTTCTCCACCACGACGAGGGAACCAAAAGTCCTCGGTCATTGTTAGCATCTTTCGAGAATCGGTAATTTCACCGGTTGACGAATTATACTGTAACTTGTTTTTATGACGTGCCATCATATCTCTAAGATATTGTTCTGCCTTGTTCTTAGGCAGATTGCCCACGTCAATATAAAAAATTCTTCTTTCAGGTGCTCTTGTTAACGTGTAAATAACAACAGCATCTTCCAACATTCTAAGCTGATTTAAAGCTTTTCCTGCTGGATGTAAATGAGATAATACTAAACTATTATTCTCATTCATTAAGCCCGATGTTACTCGAGCTATACTATCTTTAGCAATCTTGATTCCTGAAGTACTACTTGCTGGAGAACTTACTCCACCTGTACTTGTATTTTGGAACCCTGTTTCAGAATACATGTAATACTCGTTTTTAACTTTCTTAACAGGTATTCCTGAATGCTTGTCCTTTTGTTTCTTATCAACTTCTCGAATTAACTTTAGTTTTCGAGGATCAACATAACGTAATTCTAATACACCTTTCTTAACATCTTCAGGATCAATAATAATATGATAATTTAATCTTCCATCAACATAAAATTTCTGAAACATATCATATGAATTATTAGTAAAGTCAAATAATGCAAGAACGTTATCAAATTCATTAATAATACTTTTCTTTACTTTATCTGGTAGATCTGTTTCTCCTAAAGAGATTTCAACAACTCTATCATTAGTATCAACACTAATTGCTTCATTAACAATGTCATCAATAGCCTGAGAAACTTCAGGCTGCATTGCCATATGACGATATCTTGTAATTAATTCAGATTCCGTTTTAGCGGAACCTTCCATATCAAGTATCGTATTATAAAAACCACCAAGAGCATTACCAACGGTAATCGCTCCATCATCATTAGAAGGTTCAGCAAAGGAGACTGGAAGTGTAGTCTCCTCTTCTGCCCTCTTTATATCAAAGCCAAAAATTTTCAAAATATCACCTATTTAATTATGTAGTAGGAATACCAGTATTTCCTTCAACTGTCCACATGTCGTAGTCGAAGTCAACTGTGAATTCCTGAATTGCGTCAGCTCCATCCCATGTCATTGCCATTGTGCTAACTGATGTTGGGAATAATCCCTCAAATTTGTATGATCTCAATGGATCTCCATTTCTACTATAATGTGTAATTAATGCATCAGATTTATAATCTTGAGGTAAACCCGAGATGTTAGTTTGATGCGAATTAATTGCATTCATCCAAGCTTCAAATGCGTTACGAATTTGATAATCTTCATCGTTAATTACAGTTACCTGCCAAGTCGAGAATTTTCTAGAACCAGAATATGCAATCTCTCTTCCAAAATAAGAAACCTTAAAAGAGGATACATCTGATGACGGTATGTTTGCTGCTTTTACCATAAATGGAACTTTAAAATCAGCAACTGGGTCAACAGGGTTGAGAATCTGAACTTGGAAAAGGTTAGCACGAGCGCCACCGCCAGTTAACTGGGATTTGAACTCATTAATATTAAATGCCATTCTTTTTCTCCTTTATTAAAAATTATTTATTAGGCTAATGACCCAACAATTTCATCAAACTCAACGCCGCTTCTTGTTGCCACGAAGGTTAATTCAATTACATTAATTGAACGTGCAGGCTTAATAAAGATATTAGCTCTGAACTTACCTTGGTCAATAATAGACGGTGTATTTACTGTTGTATCAGATACCACTCTGAAATCAACAATACCTCTTTTACCTTGAATGTCTCTTAAGAATGGTTCAACAATTCCTTTAAATTGAGCTTGAGTAAACTCGTCGTTCAATTCAAATAAGAATGATTCTGCAGCATTGGCAATTGCCTTTTCTACCGCAATAAACAATCTTCTAACGTTGATACTATCGAATGCGCTATTAGCACCTAATCCTGTCTTATCACCAAATAAAACAATTCCTCGTCCTGTTTGTGCCATGACTGGGTTAACATTTGCACTGTATAGTTGATCTCTTTGAGCCTTATTAGGATTAAAGGCAAGTTTAACAACATTCTTGATTACACCTTTACGGAAACCGGCAGGAGATTCAAAAGGTTCAACTCTTGAAGCAAGACCTGCGATATCACCGTTAAGTGGGGTATATCTGTATACATCATTATATCTGTCATATCTATACTTATAACCTGAATCCATTACATAGTAAGAAGAACTTGGTAAGCTATTCTTATATGCAATAATATTTGCTAATTTAGCTTCAGATTTGCTTTCATCAACAACATCTGATTTAGCAGGCGAAATAAACGCAACTGCATCTTTTCTGTAATCAGCAATATTTGAAATAAGGTATGTAGCAAGATTACCACTATCGTCACCTTTACCTTGTAATACGAAAGATACATCAATCTCATTTGAAGATTTGAATAAATCGTAGGCACCGGCAAGGTCGGCTAATGTTGCTGCAGTTTCTGTTCTACCATCTGTACCTAATGCTAATGATTCATATTCAGAAGTTTGAGCTTCGAAGTGAGCAGTATTAGCAACAGTAACCCAAGAAGATTCTTGAGCAATTACTTCTCTATAGTAATTTGTTTTACCGTTTGATAGTTTTGCACTTTGTGATGTAGAAACATCAGAATAAATTTCTAATACAGTATCTGGTGTTCCGGATATTGAACCATCTTCATCAATAACAGCAATATGGAAATTGCCTGTTGCTGGAGCTTTTCCAAATAATCCTGAGAATGCCCATTTCTTTGTAATACTTAATTTATTTAATTCTGTCTCTGCTAATCTGTATGGTTGACCTAAAGTAATAGTATATCCATATGATGTAACTAAACTGGTGTTAGCAGTTTCATCGCCTGCAGAATCTCTCCATTCTTCAACAATTGAAGAAACTGGTATTGATTGATAACCTACTGAATCGTTACCGATGACAAATATATCACCTGCATCAATTGTTGTAGTATCAATTCTATATGCTGGTGCAACTTCAAATTCAACTGAAGTAGCATTAAAAGCAATTGTTTGGTTAATGGAAGTATTACCTGTGATTCTTGATGAAGTAATATTACTTACTTCAATAAGATCAGCTTCAAAGTTTGTATCTTTAACATACGCAACCTGTAATGAGTTACCTAACTCTCCAGGATATAATGCATCAAATGCACCATATACATGAAGTTGAGTATTTGAGCTTGAAGTATCAGAAGCAGAAGCAGTAACTGCTCCATTATCTGCACGAGCAACCCATAATGCATTTGCATATGAAAGATAATCAGCTGCTACAAAGAACGTCTCATAGTTATTATCATTGGGTTCACCAAATCTTTGAACTAATTCATTCTCTGAAGAAACAAGTATTGCTTCACCTACCGGGCCCCATCTAAATACACCAGCTACTGCTGCAGGTGGTGTTGCGATGGCAGGAACCGATGCTGATGCGTCCACCTCTCGAACAATTACGGAAGGACTTACGGAAAAAGCCATATTATTCTCCTTTAAATATTATCTATTTTAAACCTATTTACTAATTTATAGTTATCACAGTTTTATTTATAATAATTTAAACTACACTTCAAAAGTTCTTTCAGGTCTGTACTCAATCCATCCTTGTTCATCTGGTAATGGATCCCCTGTATCAATAAATCCGAAAGGTAGTAATTCTTCATCAAGCTGTTGTTCAGTTTTTTCTTTCAATGCTGCTAATGTATTGATATCTGTTAATTCTCTAAAGAATCGTTGGTCAGATAACCAAGCAAATAATACTAGATTCATAACGAGATCATCGTTAGCTCCAGATTCAGCTTCGTAAGAATTACCTTTTTTACTAAAACGTGATAACTCCTGTATTGTATTATAATCTTGTATTATTAACTGATTTTGTTCAATTAATAATTTCAATATAGAACAACCTTTTGATTTTACTTGTCGGGTTGTTCTTATTCCATGATCTGCTCTCTTCCCTCCAAAACCACCTGAAACTTGTTTACCGGATCGGCCGGCATTTTCAGTGAAAAGAAGATTTTCATAGCCGTAGTCCATTAAGAGTACATCAGAAACCTGCTCACCGATGTCATTGATTTCTATTAATATGGCACTCTCATTATACATCAGCCCTATTCTATATATAACAGAGGCAAAGTCAACTGGACTTATAGTATTGTCCTGAAAGCAACATACTTGTTTGTATGGCATTTCAGTTACATCAATCATAGTAAATGTTGAATAATCAAGGCCTTTACCTCTTGACACATCAACTGTCATAACATATGAATGATTAGGTATTGCTTTTTCGTATTGTGTAATACCTTCACTTTCAGTAATTGGTTTGGATGGTGCTAGTTCTTTTAATTTGGCACCACTAATAAGAGTACCTGAACTACCCAAGAATTGACAACAGTACTCTTGATTAAATTTTTCGTTATCAAAATCTAATGCTTCAAGAGTTTCATCTTTCCATTGTTCGTCTCTACCTGGAACATCATACCACATAACTTCAACAAACTCATAACCGTTAGTACCTTCTTTGGCACCTTTACAAGTTTTCCAAAAATGGTTCAATCCATTTGGTGTTGAAGTCATTAATAACTTTGTACTTTGACCTGATGAAATTGTTGGATATACTGAAGCAAAGAATTCATCAAATCCTTCAATAAACGCAACCTCATCAAGATATAGAAAAGAAATAGATTTACCTCTAATTGCGCTTGAGGTCGTGGTTCCTGCATAAATCTTACAACCATTCTCTAATGTTATATTACCTTTATTCCATTCTTCAATACCTTGCTGCATCCATTTAGGTAATGCCTCATAGGCAAGCTGAACTCTCCCTAATACTTCTCTAGCCGCATCACCTTTGTTTGCCAATATGGCAACGGTCTTAAATTCATTAAATAAGATGTAGTGTAATATAACCGCTACTGCTGTTGTAGTTTTACCTGCCTGTCTTGATGTAAGTACGGCAACTCTTCTATTCTTTGTAATCTTTTCTGTAATTTCTTTTTGATAATCATACATCTGAATAGGAATTAAGCCTTTATCAACATGTACAATTTTAATATAGTTTTCAGCGAAGTAAATAGGATCTTCAGCGCATTTCATATACTCCTTCAACATCTCTGGAGTAAATTCGATTTGTTCTCCAACTTTTTTGAGGTATGAATTACCTAAGTACCCGCGATCTATCATTCGTTGTTATCGCCTTTAATCATTTTTAATAAATCGGCGGTTGATACAATTAAGTTATTATTCGTAACTTGAGTGGATGGTCCAGATTCTTCTTTAGCAAATCTTTTCTTTGTAGACATTTCAACATAATCTTTGTTTGCATCAAGCAATGTTTTCATTAGTGTGGATACAACTTCAAATGCTCGAGGAGATTCTGATTGTTTCGCAATTGCTGTCATTTCTTTAACTGCATCATCACCAAGATTAATAATATTCTCAATATTTTGTTTTGCTAATTCAATGTCTTTTAAATTTTCTTCAGCTTCTTTTGTAATAGCCGCAATAGGATGTACTACACTTTCTTGCGGTAAATTCTTTAAATTATCTACACTTTCCTGCACCAAAGGATCTTCTTTAAGAGTTGCTTCAAATTCAGCCCTTAAATCTTCTTTGGCATCTTCCAAAGGTCTCATATTTAAAGCTTGCGCAATTTTATCATCAGTCATATTCACCATCCTTTGCTTTGTATTCCTTATTATTTATTGCGCATGATTTTCGTAATAGGCTGCTACTGAATCTGTGATCTCTTTTATTAAAGTGTAAATCAATATCTCGCTTACGACAGATATCTTTTCCTGTGAAATCTTTATCACGATATTCTTCTCCTAATATACGAACATGAATTGTATATAGTTCTAAAATATCTTCAAGATCTCTTTCAGTACAATAAGGAATAATTTCGTCAACATATCTTACTGCCTTAAGTTGACTATATCTTTCTACAATAGTTTGAATAGGTGGGTTCTTTATATTAGGACGATCCTGTGAAGGATCCATTTGTAATCCTACAATTAAATAATCACATTGTTCTTTTGCTTCTCTTAGCATTTGAACATGGCCAGCATGAAGCAGGTCAAAACTGCTACAAGTAAATCCAATTTTCATAATTTATTTCCTCTTAACTAGGTTCAGTATCGGATACTTGCTCGATAAAGTCCCAGTCGTCATCAAATTCAATTAAACTAAAATCAACGGTTAGTTCAGGATCGGTTGTTGGTGTACCGTTTGCTGTCATACCTGGTTGCATAGTTTGATATTCAACAAACTCTGTATTCGCAAGTATATCATCAGCATAACGAACATCAATAAATCTGATAATATTCTTATCTCTTTCAGGTCCAAAGAACCAACCTTTCATTGTAAAGTTTAATGTATATATTATACTTCTTCTTGTTGTGAATGCTTCTTCATAAACATCTTCACTTGTTACTCCAGATAAAATTAATGGAATATCAAGTGGTTCCAATCCGTCAATTAATCTTACAGTGCTTGTATGTTCTGGATTAAAGAACGGTAATATTTGTTCTAATATTTTAACGGCATCTTCATTATATTTTGCCATAATGTATAAACTGAATCCCATGTTATATGGAGTTCCTGCATACAGAAATTTGCGATATCCGCTTGCTTCATCAACTGCAGTCTTTCTTAATTTTCTTGTAGGAGCAACTTTTCTTTCAGTGTCATATGTAAACGATGTAAGTTCAAAAGCCATACGAGGTAATGTCATTGCGTATGGTTGTCCTGCCGAAGGATTACCAGATGCATCAGTGGAAGCTCCACCTAATAATGCAGGATCTTGGTCAAGACGAGCTAAAATCTTTTGATATGGTCCATAAGAAATAGGTACTATTTGTCTCTGATTAAGTGTACCATCAGTGCTTGTTCTTCTAACTTCTAATTGATTAAAATATGTACCAAATAAGGCAACATATTTGCGAATCGTAGAATTGTAAAAATAGTTTGCTATTGCCATTATGAGTCACTTATTTGTATGTTTTCACTAAACGGATCTACTTCTGAGAAATCAATAATACCATCTGCTTCAATTTCAAAGTTTAGGTTATTTGATAGATCATCAGTTTGTGCAAGTGCATTTAGTGTAACTGTATTAGAAACGTATACATCTGTATTGTAATCTGCAAAGTAATTATCAATTTCTGTTCGGCCTGTATTGAATCTTTGGTTGCTGTATTCAATCAATTCACATGTCATATCAAATACTTGAGTTTTACCCATTTGATAAAATACGCTTTCATGTTCAACGTATTTAATTTCAAAAATCTTTTCGTTTAATGGGAAGTAAATTAAATCGCCTTCTCTTGGACGAATAAGTTCAACAACCTCTCGAGTTACATATCTTTCAAATGTTCTATTCGCAACGGTAAGTGTTAATTGATCTCTGATTTGTAAACCGAACTTAGATAAGAAATCACCTTCACCTTCAAATCCTTCGTTATTTTTAACATAAACTTCAAATTCAAAAGTTTCATTATATTCTGGAAAATCGTCTTCATTAAAGATTACATCACGACCTTTAATTGCTCTACTAATGTAAATGACATCAACACCATACTGCTTGATAGATTCAATTACTAAATCGTCAATCAGTTCTTGTTCAGAAAATCTCTGATAGTTGTTGAAAAATACATTAGTTGCCATTACTTATCCAATATAGTTATAAGAGAGAGGTTGTAATTCGGATATTGCGTTTTCTTCCATTAATCTTCTCTCTTCTCTCGCATCGGAAAGTATTTGTTCTCCATTGAATGATACACCGCCTACAAGTTGCATACCTGTAAACTTAGTTAAGTTTGAACCCCACTGCTCTTTAACTAATGCAGTTGCGTAATTTTGTAACCAACGATCTGACCACACATCTGAATACGAAGCAGGATCAATTACATCGTATGCTTCAATAATGAGATACTCTCCTTCAGTTAATACACCTTTATCCATGTCAAGATGCAATCTATTAACGTGTTTATTATAACGAACCATTGGTTTACCTACAAGCATTTCTTGTAAGAATTCTAAATGACTCATTGACATATAATAATTTGTAATATTATAACCTGTGATATCTTCAAGATTATTTAAAACGAATTGATACTGAACATTAAAAATACCTGAACCTGTTGAAATACTTGACTGCATATCAAAGATGCCTGAAATACCAAGGATTGTTGTAGGCAAATCAATATAACCATTTGCTACATCATCTGCAGTAAGTTGGTGTTTTAAATAAATTAATTGACTACCGTTATAATGATAATCTCTCCAAAAATCAATCGCTTCATCAAGACGATCATCTACCTGTTCATCGGACACATTAATATCAATGACAGGTGCACCTAGCTTACGGAGTACCCATGCTTTGAATTCTTCTCTTGTTGTTGGTTGTGCCATTTTAATTGATTTCCATTAATTATTAATATTTATTCGGCTTATGGTTCAGCCTCAGCATCAGCCCTACAGTCAACTCTTATTTCCCATATTTTAGTATCATCATATCCAGATACACGTCCCCAAAATTCAACAATCCATGTACAATCTCTAATATTGTTTGCTACCGGTGCTGCGGACGCACTCGCACCCAAAAAGAGTTGAATATTATCACCGACGCTACTTGTTGTTAACCAAGTATCATTTACATAACTATTTGAATATGTTGAATATGAGCTAGAACTTCCAACCACTACGTTATTAGTCAATGTATATTTCATCTTAATAGCGGATGGTGTAAAACCATTAAGCGTAAATACATCTTGTGCATTATCAAATGCAGCAGTTGTTAAAGTAGAAGAGGTACCACCTACCTCATACCTAAGTACTGATTTAGTTGTAAAATCTCCACTCGCAAAAGAGCTATCGTCCCTGGCTTCAATTTCAAATCCCAAACTGCCTCTTCTCATTTTAAGTTCTATATATGCAGCTGTAGATGCAGAGTTAGATAAAGAAAAAGCAGTTGCCAAAGCATCGAGTCCAACTCCATCATCGGAATAACGAACATATTCTATTCCTCCGCCTGTTGGAATAGAATTACCTGAAACTCCGCCAGTACCTCCGGTTACTGATAATCCTGACATTGTGTTATAAGTATGTGTTGCCATTATGCTAACCCTGTCCATGTACATTGATAGTATCCGGTATCAAGAATATTTGAGCCACCAGAATCAGATGCAATTTCTATTTTTATTGTTCCTTCCGCGGCCCCATAGGTAAGAAGATCTCTTGAATCTCTAAACCACCATTTTCTTGTTGATGATAATGCATGCCATGTATTTAAAGCGGCAGAATCAGATGAAGGTGAAGTAGATGGAGTAAAGCCAGAATAAGAAGATGCTCGAATATAATATGTTGTGCTTGGTGTAATATTGTTCCATTGAACCGATGAATGTAAGTATCTTCCAGCACCACCTACATTATAAATGCTTTCATATTTGTAAATATTACCGTTAGCATCAAATTCCCAGCCCATTATCATATCATTGTTATTACTTGTTGCTCTATCAAAGAAAGTTTCTGGACTACTTGTAGTACCGCTCAATGAAACTGTTTCTGTTGGAGCTCCACCACCTGTTGCCGTAAACCCAACAGCATTTGCTCTTATTTCAGTTGCAGAAACACAAGTTGCATAAACTTGCCAATGCTGATAATCACCCCATGTAGGTTCTGTATTATCAGGCCAATTCCAAGAAGAAGGAAAAGTTGGTGTATAATAATTTGTAGATGTATCTAATAAGACAATTGCTGATCTTCCTGCAGCCATACCAGATTCTGTAAATGTTGTTGCTGCAGTTAAAGTACATGTATGCATCGGTGTAGTAAAATTAACATTATCAGTTATTGCCACTGGAACCGCATGAAACCCAGTAAAAAAACCTGTAGCATCGGTAATGCTTTTTAATTTCAAAGAATCATTTATAACTTCTGTTCCTGATATTTTAATTGCCATTATTCTACACCTACGTCAAGCTTTCCAGCTAATCTATAAAACAGTTTTTTAATTTGTTCATTCTGTTCATCTTTATCATCATGTTCAGGAATTATATGATACGATTCCACTTGATTATTACTTGAATCTGTATGAACAACTTTTATTGTAATGTCTTTTCCAGTTTTTGCCATCTTACGATCCCCAGCTTGTTGCCACTGCTCTTATAGTACTTGAATCCCAACAAGTAAAAACAATTTGCCAATATCTTGCTCCAGTAAATGATGGTGTTGTATCATTTGCCCATTTAACATCTGTATCAAAAGTTGGTGTATATCCTGTAGAACTAATATCTAAAACAAGCATATGAGTTTTTCCAGCCGCTCGGTTTGTCATATTTGCATTTGCGAATGTTGTCGCTGCAGTTAATGTACACTTATTAAAAGTTTTATCAAAATCTATAGTACCTACTCCACCGCCTGGAGTTGTAAATGACAATGGATGAAAATTATTATATTGCCCTTCAGCACCAGTGATATTAGCAATCTCTCTAAGATTGTTTATTACTTCTGTTCCGCCTACTTTAATTGCCATATCTTATTCCTTAAAGCCCAGCTTGTTGTCCATAAGTTGCATTTAATATTCCACCAGAATTTGGTACTTCTGCAGTTGAATAAAAAGTTCCTTCATTACATACAACTTTAACTCTAAAATCTGGATTCGCCGAAGCAAAGTTGGTTGTAGTATTTGTTGTCCCAGAGCTTTGATTTGGATCTCTTTGTGCCATCCACCCAAATCTAGTTGTTCCTGGTGTAGTGCTTATATTATAATATGTTCCAGAGTTATAACCATTTGAAACTGGAGTTGGACCATACGCGTAATTAGAAGGAGTACAAGTTCCACTACAAGCTTGAGATGAAACATTGTATTGTGCCTGGACCGAACTAATACCTGTTAATCCAGTATAGTTTATATAAGTTGTGGTTGGAGTACTTGGCGCTGCCGATGTGCCAGAATCAAATACTACAATAATTCTATTATTTGCATCATCTCTTTCAAATCTAACATAAGCCCATGCTTCGGGCCAGCCAACTTGTGATGTTTCGGATTCACTAAAATTAATACCTAATATACTAAATGAGCTGTCCATAGTTGCAGATGGTGTACCAGCCGCATCATAAGGAAGTGCTGTTGCTCTAACAGTAGAAGCATCCCAACAAGTTAAAGTAACTGTCCAAAATCTATTTGAGGACCATGTAATTGCTGTTGGAAATTTAACTTCTGAAGGCCAAGAAGGTGCATAAGGAGTAGTACTAGTATCAAGAAGCAAAGTTACTTGTTTTCCTACACCTCTATTAGAAGTAGTAAAAGTAACGTTACTGGTCATTGCCAGTGTTTGATAAGTTTTTGTGAAATCTATGTCTGTAGTAATTGTGCTAACAATAGGATGCCAATTATCAAAAGTGCCTGCACACTCTTCTATATTTTCTAAAGCACGGCTGTCATTAATTACTGTAAAACTGGATACTTTGATTGCCATCTTCGTCCTCTCGACTATTAGCAGTTAATTTAATTTATAGTTTTATTTATACATTAGTCACGGCGCTCAATGTCATCTTCTGATAAAATATTGCCAAGCCATACTTCAATTACCTTCGCAGGTTCTGTTCCCACATTTGTTGCTTTATGCCAAACACCTTTTGGGATATCAATACTTTGTCCTGCTACATATACGTCATGGTGTATATGATTTTCTTTTTGTAGAACCATTTTAATAGATCCTTCTACAATATGCCAATGTTCTGATCTATGTTGATGTCTTTGGTCACTTAAAGATTTGCCTGGATCAAAGGATAATTCTTTTACTTGCCAATTGCCGTTTGAATGTAAAACTGTATATGTTCCCCATGTTCGTTTAACCGTAGGTTGCGACCATTCTTTTAATATCCAGCTTGAAGAATTCTTTTTATTTTCTCCACCTATACCAAATTCAAACTCAATACCTTCTACGGTCATCTCAGGGATGTTATCTGATGTTCTATCACCACCATTTACGAATACAATAGTATCATTGGGGTATAGTGCTTTAACTTGTTCTAAGCAATCTATCGCACTTCCATCTGAATCGTCAAAAGCCATTACTTCATCAACAAATCCTAACGCTCCTACAATTGCGGCTCGTTCTTCCCAAGGCATAAAATATCTACCTTTCTTTTTCTTTAACCAATCATCTGAATTTACACCTACAACTAAACGTGTACCATAAGATGATGCATCTTTTAAATATTCTATATGTCCTGAATGAATTGGATCAAATCCTCCAGTAGCTACTATGGTAATCATTACAATTCCTCCATGAAATAATCCCACACAAAATTAGAATCTTTATTTGTTTTCATTTCTTTTGGTAAATCAACAAGTTCAGAATGAATATACCAATCTTCGTATGGATGTCCTGGACAAAAAGAAACATTTGGTACTGCTAATACATATCCATGTTTCTTTAATATATTTCTTGCACTGTCTCTTCTTTCATTTCCTAATCTATAAAAATCGTGTTCAAAAGTAATGATTCTAAACTTAAACCTATTAAACGGTATATTTTTTAAGATATCAATTGACGCATCATCACAATCAATTTGTAAGTAATCAATAACAGGTTCCATAGAATGGGCATTTAACATATTTTCAAAAGGAATGACTGTTGCATCAGAACAAATAACAGTATTATTTCTGTTTTCTTTGAACTTATAACATAAAGCTTCTGAATTATCAATGGAGATACCTTTCCAATTAAAATTGCTTTCAAGCAATGCAGTATTGTTATGAACAAATGGATCTCCTGAACCAATCTCTAAATATGTACCGTTTTGTTTACCATTAAGAACAGATAAAACAAACATATCTTGAAAATGTTTTGAATGATTCTTATGAATATTATATAGACCATTAAAGTTAAATTTAAATCTATCGGCATCATCTGCAATAAAAGGTATAACATCAGGATACCAAATACTATTCATAATTCTATCAACTTTTTCTTTTAAGCCTGGTTTTAGTTTATGTCTATATTTTAAACTAAAGAATAGTTGTTTACCGTTTTGCTGACCTGAAATATACCATGTTGCTAATGCTTGATAATATAATAAGTATTCATAACCAGGAAATCCTAATTCACAATTTTCTTCGAGTGTGTCAGGAAGTTCAGTATTTAAAGCATTTTCTGCATGGAATAGACAATGTTTCCATAATGATTTACTTTCGTAATGTTTACATAAATGATAATGTGCTTCAGGTCTATCTGGAATTAATGCAGCCGCATCAAGAAATGCTCCTTCTACCGTAAAGCCTCGATCTCGTTGTCTATCATAACAACGACCAATACCTATCATACATTTATATTGTAATTCTTTATCATCATTAAATTCTGAAGAAGATAAATCAGCAGCTTTCAAATATAAAGAAACTGCCATTGCTCCTTGTTCTAACTTATCATATTCTTTTGCCAAGTCATAACATTTTTGAGGATTCTTTCCATCTAATATATGATCTTCTAATAATTGCTGTAACATAATTTATCCTCTTGCCACAAAATCGAAGAATACCTCTTCAGGCATTTTTAATAAAAAGGTTCCGTTGTCTTGATAACCAAACGATACTATCATATTTCCATTTAAAAAAGTCATACCTGTGGCAAACTCAATATTATATTCATATCCTGTGGTTGGGTCAATCTGTGTACCCATAAAATGGAAGTCGCGAGTTTTATGAATAACATTCCAATCTTTATCCCATACAATAATACGATGATTGTAATGTCCATCTTTACGATGGAATACATCTCTTGTTAAATCAACCTCGTGAGTAAATGTTAATCTTCTTCCTTCACCAATTGGATATACCTGAGTACCTCCTCGTAAATCTCTTGGCATTTGAACAAAAGATGTTTGATCATGGTGAACAGTTTCAGTTGTTCTATTTTCAATATCGTATTTTACAACTTCTGTAGGATTACACCACTTTACAAAATGCCAAGGTTCATCTATAATAGGCATCCAATTCTTTTCACAATAAGTTGAATCATCTCCTGGAGCAGGAATTGGGTTACGAGAAATTTCTTTCCATTCTCCATCAACAAAATCTATTTCTTGCATTTCCATTCGACCCTTTCCTTTATCGTCGTAACAATCTCTACGAACACCACAAAGGAATAGGCGGTTATCCCAACTGAATAAACGACCATCTTCAAGACCAATAAAGTTCCAAGTTGGATCTGTATCAAATTCTGATGTATTAATACGACCTGAATTTAAAACATTTAATTCACTATCTAACTCACACATAATATTATATGTCGTTAAACTAATGTCGTTTTCTGGATGTAAGTATTGTAAAGGACCCCAGGTATGAGGAAAGCGTTTACCTTCTGAATGGTAAAGCGTATAATTAACATGACGAACATTTAAAAGAATCCTTCCATTATGTACAAAAATAGAAGGATTCATAATTCCTGTTTCGCCGGTTAATTCTTTTGGAAGGGTAATTGGGTGAATACTTCCGCCACGTTTCAATGCGTAGTGCACTAATCCGTGAAGACGTAAATCATGCATGTGAACTCCATTATATAAATCAGTTTTATATTATATTATAACATACTTTCGTATGTTTGTCAACTATTTATTAAGACCAAGGAACGCTTTTTTCGACTTTGCCTCTGGAATTAATATTCTTTGCTATCTTTGAATCGTATTTAGCAATTTGGTCAGCAGATATATTAGATTCTAACCAACCAATAACTTGTGCTTCAGTTAAATCAGCAAAAGGAGTAAAGTCAGCTTGAGCTACATCATCGGCATACACATCTGTATGCCCAACAACTTTTGACGTGTTGCCGTCAGCATCAACTCCAATCCTTCGCCATTTAATTTCAACAACAGCATCCGCCAACGATACGCCTTCAGCGTTCGTTACGTCTCTTGTAGATAGCTTAACTATTGACCATGAGTAATTCATTTATTACTCCAGAATTAAATTGCTGCTGGTTCTGGGTCGCTTTCGCCTTCTTCAGGTGCTGCAGCTTCAACTGATGGATCAGGTGTATCTGAAGCAGGTGCCCAAGGCATATCTGCATCTTCAATACCAGCTTCATCAATTTGAAGTTTAACTCTACCAGAGATATGATCTGCATATCCTTGATCGCCATTTACAACAGCCTTAATCCAACCAAGTACTGTTTCTTCTGTTAAATCAGAAAAATCAACAAAAGAACCGGCCGGTACGTTTTCAGCGCTGAACGGGGTTGCTCCTGAGAACTCACCTGTATTACCGCTTCCGTCAGTACCAGTTACTTTCCAATATGTTTGAACAACAGCTCCTTGTAAGGTTGCACCTTCAGAGTTAACTTGATCTTTCTTTTTAAGACCAGTAACTTCCCATGTCCATGTATAATCTGTGCTAAGTGCCATTTCTATTTTTCTCCGTTAATTAATAACATTAAGTTATAGTTTTATTTATATATTAAATTCAATAGTACAATGTATTAATCGTTAATAGCATCTGCCCAAGTTGGCAGTGTCATTAAATGATCGTAACCTTGTTCTACAACAGTTTTTTCCGATGCCATATCTATAGTGAAATTCATATTTTGCTCTTGATCTTGCATAATATTAATTTCCATAGAATTGTCTGCAGTAGGAACTTCCGTAGGATACTGTGCATATGCCGCAATAGGAGCTTTACCAGCTTCTCTTGCTTCTTTACTTGCATATACAACAACAGAAGCTCGACCATAATAACCAGCTCTCCATACGTGATCTGGCGCATTATCAGGTCTTACTCCTCCAGGATCTTCAGTATCAACAGTCCGCTTAGTTGTTACTACGTTATGTATAACATGATAAGCATTAGGACAATCCAATCCGTTCTTTAATTCATAACTTTTTATTAGTGCCATTATTTATTCCTTTCTCTTTCAATTTTAAGTTCCTCTCTCAATTCATCTACTTCAGATTTAAGATCTTTAATAGCCTGAATTAAAAATGGAGTGATTTTATCATAGTTTACTGTTAGGTAGTCTTTGACTTCTTCGCCATCAATGATGACCTTTTCTTTACCGCCGTTACCAGATTTATTTATAACAACCGCATTAGGAAGTACTTCTTGTGTATCTTGAGCGATAACAGAAACTTCTTCCAATCCACCCTCGATAACACCGGCAGTTACTTGTTCAGCTTCTTTCTTCCAATTAAATCGACTTGGTTTCAGTTTCATGATTGTATCAAGACCTTCACCTCTTGGAAGTTCTTGAATATTTTCTTTCAATCTTCTATCTGACCAGTAAGCAACAACGTTACCTGGTGTATATACTGAACCATCTAGATATAGACGCCATCCATAATATGTACTGTAAAAACCGTGTACAGTTTGATTCATCATCAAACAGATGTTACCATCAAACTGCATACCACCCCAACCGTTACGAGAACCTTGAACTCTCCAAGAACCGTAAGAAGCGTTATTTGGATAGAAGTGAGCGCCGTTAATACCAGAGTAAATACCGTGATATCCAGTTAAGTTGTTCCAAGTATATTGATAACTATAACCAGATCCACCGTTGAACTGCCATCTAATAGTACCCATTGGATAATCATCATAAATACGAGTACCTTCGTAAGAGGCATTAGCACCTAACTTAATACCAGTGTGGAACGCAATTCTTAAATCAGGATATGGATAACCCCAACCACCACCTTCTTGGAATATTCTATAAGCATGGGCTCCGTTACCAGAGTTACCACCAACACCTTTTGGTTCCCACCAACGGGCGTATTGACCTTCGTTACTAATAACATTCATGTTTGAAGTTGACGAAGGATCTACATAATAACCGCTGTTATTTGAATCATAGAAGATTGTACCGTAAATAGCACCATCACTTCCGAAGTATTTGCTTCCGTTCCAATAGTTCTCTTTCAGAATGGATCTTCCATTCATATACATTTCGTTTACATTGAAATAGAAGTTAGACCTATCAGTATAGACATGAGCGTGTCCACCGTTAGCAGGACCAAACTGAATCCAACCGTATGGAGTTTGATGTCTCCATCCCCAGTCACCACCTCTGAAGTAATAAGAACCATTACCGTAATCTATACTTGATAATCTACTTCTTCCATTAGGATCACAGAAATAACCTGTATTATTTCTATCGTAGAATATATAAGCTCTGAAATCGGAAGCATATCCATTACCGTAAATTTCAGTCGTACCGTAATTTGTTCTTAATGCCCAACCACCGCTTGCATTAAGGAAACCGATATTATTACCGTTATCAGCATATACAT